GTAATACCAGCACCAACAGAAATATTATCAGTGTCAATATTATCGATTCCCTTATTCAGGTCTTTCTGAATTGCTTTCATAGCCGAAGGCATCGCAGCTTCAAAACCTTGAACAACGCCAGATGGTAACCATCTACCAATCTCGTCTCTGAATACCTTAGACGGTGAACCAATGCCAAGTGCATCTTTTACACCATCAACAATACCAGAGAAGAAACTCTTAACTTGGTCAGTAAACCAACCTGCTACATTTTGAATACCATTCCAAACACCTTCAACAATGTTCTTTCCAATTTCAGCCATTTTGCTTGGAATAGCTTTCGCAGCATCAACGATATCGCTAATAAGTGATTCAATTGCCTCCCTACCTTTTTGCCCCATTTGAGACACCCAGGTTTTAACATTTTCGATAGCACTATCCAAGAACTCTTTCACTTTACCTGGCAACTGCTTCATAAAGCTTACTACGTTGTCAATAAAATTAGTACCCATTTCACACGCTTTGTTAGCCATATTAGTAGCCCAGGTTGTAACGTTGTTTAGGGCACTTGAAATAAACTGCTGAATTTTATCAGGCAGCTGCGTGAAGAAACTTACCACATTATTAATGAAGTTCGTTCCCATCTCACGTGCTTTGTTAGCCATATTAGTAGCCCAGGTTTTTACATTATTATAAGCACTATCAATAAATTGCTTTACTTTACCTGGTAATTGTGTGAAGAAATTAACTACGGTGTTAATGAAGTTTTTTCCCATTTCCTTGGCTTTATTTACCATATTTTTAACCCATGAAGCTACATTAGCTAAAGTATTACCAATGAAGTAGCCAACCTTATATGGCAAATTTGTGAAGAAACTTACAACTGCACTCAGGAAGTTTTGCCCCATTTCTCTTGCCTTAGCAACCATATTACTTGCCCATGTCACAACTGAGTTATACGCATTCGTAATAAAGTTTGCAATATTCGTAGGAAGCTGAGCAAAGAAATTTATGATAGTCGTAATAAAGTTGGACACTGCTGTCTTAATGGCATTTATCACATTCGAGAAGAATGTAGTAATTCCATTCCAAGTATTTATAAAGAACTGCTTGATATTTGTCCAAGTCTCATCCCATGTAGTTCCAAACCAACCACATACTGCGTCAAAAATACCGAGGAGCATATTTCCAAGAGACCGCAGAATTCCAACCAATCCATTCCAAATTCCAACAAATATCTCTTTTATACCATTCCAACACTGTTCCCAATTTCCTGTAAAAATACCAATAAATACATCAAGTATTCCTGTTAACACATCAAGAACAGTCCCAAGCACGCTCGAAATAATTTCAAATGCTGCCTCAAATATAGGTGCTAATACAGAGCAGAAGCCGTCCCAAATTGCTTTTACGACCTCACCAAACTTCTTAAAATCAAAGCCAAGCGCGTTTAGCCTATCGGCTATACCTTGAGCAAACGATTCGAACTTGGATTTTATACCGTCCCAAATTGCTGTCATCTTGTTTCTGAACTCTTCATTAGTTTTCCACAAGTTTGCAAATGCAGCAATTAGAAAACCAATCACAGCAACTACAGCTACAACCGGAGTAGAGATTCCACCAATAGCAGCACTAACTGTAGTGAATGCACTCTTAGCTTTTGCAATTGCTCCAGGAATTTTACCGAATGTAGTAATTATACTACCAACACTCGATGTCAGCTTACCAAGTACCATAAGTACCGGACCAACGGCTGCAGCAATACCAGCAAGCTTCAGAATCGTTTTCTGAGTTTCAGGATTTAAGCTTGTAAATTTATCAACCAAATTAGTTAACCATTCAACAAACTTTTGCAAATAAGGAATGACATAATCAGCCAACTTAATTGCAAGACTTTCGAGTGCACCACCCAACTGCTCAATCTTCGACTGTAAATTATCCTGCATGATTGCCGCTGTTTGTTCTGCAACGCCTCCAGCATTATCCATACTTTCAGCAATTGCATTATATTCTTCTTCTGTAAGATTTAAAAGCGCAAGCATACCTGCCATGCCTTCCTGACCGGCAAGGGTTGCGGCATACTTAGCTTTCTCAGACTCAGTTAAACCATCAAAAGACTTTCTCAAGTTGGAAACAATATCATCCAAAGATTTCATGCTTCCATCCTGATTAGTAACCTCAATACCAAGTTCTTCCATTGCAGCAGCAACATCATCAGTAGGCTTAACTAACCTTGTAAGCATCGTTCTTAAGCTTGTACCAGCTTGAGAGCCTTTAATGCCGGACATGGACATTGCAGACAGTGCTGTAGTTACATCCTCTATACTTAACCCCATTGCACCGGCAACAGGAGCTATATACTTAAATGACTCACCTAAGTCACTAATTCCGATTGTACCACTATTTGCAGCTTGAGTTAAAAGGTCAGCAACTTTTGTTGAATCAGTTGCAGCCAAACCAAAACCTGTAATCGCATCGGCAACAATCGTAGATACAGACGCAAGTCCTTCACCAGATGCAGCAGCAGCGGCAAGAACACCACTCATACCATCAATGATTTGATTGGAGTTCCAGCCAGCTTTTGCCATTTCAACCATTGCTGCGGCAACCTCATTTGCACTAAAAGCTGTGTCCGCACCGAGCTCAATAGCTTTGTTCTTTAAAGCATCAAAATCTTTTCCTGTTGCACCTGAGATTGCTTTAACCTCAGACATTCCCTTATCAAAATCTGTAGCAACCTTTAATCCGGCTGTACCAATACCAAGTAATGGGACTGTCACATTTTTAGTAAGAGTCGAACCAACCGAAGTCAAGCTCTTACCTACACTGGAAAGATTGTTGCCAATCTTCGTTGCTATGTTTTTGCTTGCTGTATCAGCTTCGCTTTGTGCAGATTTCAAACCGGCCAAAAAACCAGAAATGTCAAGGTCAAGATAACCAACGGCAGAACCAACATCGACGGCCACAACTCTCACCTCCTTTACTTATCCAGTATAATGCTTGTACAAATCTTTGAAAGACTTGAATTTGAGTTTGAAAATTGGCTCTTTACCATCTTCCATTTGACGAGTAATATAAGCGCAAGCTTCATCAAAACAATACGCTGTATAAGGGTCAGTTATGTCTAACAAAGAACTAGGGCGGCAACGATAAACATTTGCCAGCCCCAGCACATTCAAAATCTTTTTACTCTTTACGAAAGGATTCCAGAGCTTTTACTCCATTCTGAGTGTAATTGAAGATAGCCATAATCTGGTCATCAGAAAGCTCCATACCAGCCTGCTGAATCTCATCATACGTAGGCTGAATCAGAGAGGCTCTGGCAATTACTTCGCAGATGCCATATACATCAGAGAGCATATTCTCGTTATCAGCATCCATGCCTGCTCCGCCTTTAGAAAATAATTCACCAGCTGCAGCCAAAAGAGTATTCGGAATCTTACCCTGCTTGGCCAAAACAAGCATACTCGGTCTACGAACACGAGCGACAAAAGGCTGACCTTCTGCAAAATCAGGGAAACGAACAATCGTACCAGCAGCATAACTCTGCAAGTCTGCCAATGTAGTGATGTTCATCGGAGTATCACAATTCACCGGCTTAACTTGCTGAGACTGAGATATCATTTGTCCCCCAAACTGACCATTCACAACTCCATTATTTCCATACGTGTTATTATCCATGCTTCTCACTTTTCCTTTCATTTACTTAAGCTTCAAGAGTAGGAAGCTCAGATACATAGTTGATGTCATAAGGCGCTTCGCCATTCTTAGGTGCAGAGCTAATGGTATACTCAGGAGCACGGAATGCACCGTCCTCAGAACCAAATGCCACAGGAACACCCTGACAGTTAGGATACGTAATCTTCTCATACTGAACAATCTGGCCAGAAGCATCATACTGGGCAGAATATACATTCAGCTTAAACACTTCACCCTTATCGGAAGAACCAGCAACAGGCGGAGTATACCCAATAATTTTACTTGTGTCAGCAGTATCATATTTAATTTCACCACCCTGAAGAATTAAAACAAGTTCAGGATTGAAAACGTTGTCGGTAAGAGTAATCTCATTACCAGTAATGGTTGTAGTCTTCGGTTTTTGAGCACGAAGGATACCCTTTACAACCAGCTTAACGGCATCTTCTTCTTCAATCTGAGGCTCAACTTCAATCTTATTTGCAGTGTCAAAACCAAATTCGCCATCTTCGGTTTCAATGGTAACAAGGCAGCAATCGATAGTCGCAATCTCAGCTTTGGACTTTTTAACAGTACCAGCCATCGTTATTTTCCTCCTTATAGAATTTTCTTGTGATTCTTGTATTCAATACTAATCATGTGAGCTTTATAACTATCATCATAATAGCTCGGAGTTTGACTGCCATACGGCATAATCATTGGCTCTAACTCCTTCATGGCCTTCTTGACCTTTTGAACCAGTGGCTCAAGTGTACTATATGCTTGTTTAGGCACATAACACATTACTGCATACAAGTCATCATCCGTACTAAAGTTCGGAAGCTTTGAAGAACCATCATTCTTTACGACGATGTATTCTTTAGTACAATCACCAGCTTTTACACCAGGCGAATATACATCAAAGCCTGATTTCTTCAAATGCAAGTATATGTCCTGCCACCTTGAATCAGCATATTCAAAATTTGCATCAACCATACTTATCACCTCACAGTTTCAGTTTGCTCATAAGATTGTCAAGGTCTTCGACGATTCTTGGACCTTCCTCTCTAACTGTTGGAGCAATAATCGCATAGTTCTTTTCGTGTGCAAGCTCAAGCCATACACCATAATCTACACCATGAGCAAGTGTAATACGAACTATAGTTGGACTTGGCTGCGAAACTTTCGCATTCAGCAAAGCTTTTGCCATACCAGTTCTATCAGTCCAAGGCCGATTCATTTTCATCTTTGCTTGCAGCTCGCTTGCTTTAGTCGCTGAATACATCAAAACAACTGCACCAAGCTTTGTGGACATCTTATCCAAATTACTTTTTAATGAGCTGCTATTGTAGTCAAGCTTGAACGACATTGTCAACCACCTCCAAAGATATATCGGCAATTATGTTCCATTCCTGAATATTCACAACACCTGTAACTTTGAAAATTTTGTTGTTGATTTTTATCTTATCACCGACTTGCAAAACTAAACGAGCGGCATCTTCATACAAGCACAAAATCATCGGAATTTTCTTCGTACGAACCTGAGTTGTGTCTCCAGTCGTAACTTGGACACTGCTATTCTGCTCGTGATACAATCCTCGAATTGTACCAACCACAATAAGCTCACCAACCGGTTCACCAAAGTCATTCACATCAGACCTCTTAAACTCGTAATCAATACCGCTTCGCTTTAACTCTCTTTTGATTTTATATGCTTCAAACTGAGTGTTTATCATCTTAGCACCTCCTATTCATTGAGGATGCCTGAATTAAACGGTTTGAAGCGAGATGCCAAACGCTTAAAATAAGCTGAAGTATCTTGTGTGGATAAACCACTGACAGATATTGTAGAATCTTCAGACTTAATGATAAGCATCTCATAAATGGTAGCATTGACGTTACCATTGTTCTTATCCAGATAATACTGGAAGTCATCCTCTTCAAAATAAGGTGACTGAGCCTCTCGTACTTCTTTCTTGATTCTTTCAATATCCGTCATAGGCTCACCTCTTACTCACCGTCAATAAAAGACTTGATAATCTCCTTAGCTTCGTTAGCGTTCTTAGTACCAGAGATGTCAATCTCCTTGATAGCTGCAAAACGCTTTACCTCTTCCTTATTCCACTGAGAAATAGGCTTTTCGAGAATCTCTTCTACGAAAATATCATCCTCAGATTTTTCAGGAGCAGCATGTGTTTTATGAGCTTTAGCTTCAGCTTTTTCGTCAATTAGTCTGTACCCTTGACGAGAATAAATCCCGTCAAAGGCACCTCTGGTTACTTCAAACACATTCACACCATTCGTAATCTTAACCATAGTTCAATCCTCCTTCACTTATTCTGCATTAGTGTCCAGAATGTAAACCTGGTCAGCAGCTTCGAAGGAAGGCAGACAAATCATAGAAACGATAGTCTCAACCTGAACAGGGTCAGCCTTCTGAACAGTAGTAACGGCAACACCGGTATCAGTGATAGATACATTCGCAACAGAACCAGACATGAGATCAGATTCAGCAGGAGTAGTACCAAACCAGGTCTTACCAAGGTCACCGTCAGGGAACATAACGAAAGTGTTTTCAGGCATGAACTTAGCAGTCTGCTCGTTCTCATCCTTGTAACGCTTATCATTAACAACAACATCGATTTCAAGCTCGTCCATAATATACTGACGAAGCTGTTTATCAGAAACAGCACCAGCACCATTTGTAAGAACGAAGATTGCCTTCTTAATCTTTTCGTTGTTGCGGATATCTCTCCAAGTCTTGCCATCACACATAGCACGAGTGATAACAGTGCCAGTCTCATCTTGAATTATTTCTTTAGCAACCCTAATGTCCTCAATAGGGTCAGAATTAATATGGTCAGACCAAGACACAGCGGCATTACCTTTATGCGTTACACCATAGTCAAATGTAAAGCTCTGACCATTTGCAGCCATAGAAATAATACCAGTAGTGAGTGCCATCATACGCATTCTCTCGCGAGCAGCAGCAGCACCACGGAGCAGACGAGTTTCATCATCAAAAATCTTGTTCATTACAGAATCGATGTAAGCCTGGTTGCCAGTCTCAAGAACAAGATTGAGTTCCTGACGAAGCTCTTCATCGATGTAGGTAGACTCCTTGAAGTACGGCATTTCTGCAGTAAGCTTTTCAAAGCCGATACGTGCACGAGGAATTGCATGCACATCAAATGCGGAAGTCTTAAGTACAACAGGCAGACCTTTGCTACCCTTAATCCACTTGAGGGAAATGCCACGCTTCTTGTCATCAGGGAACAGCTCTTCGCAAGGATACGGAGCTTCGTCCTGAGTGAGCTCTTCCCAATATGCAACGAGTTCAGTACTCTGCATCAAATCGAAAATAGTCATCTCTTATATCCTCCTTCTCTTACGCCTTCATGAACGTAATCTGTTTAGAAGCTCCGGTTGCACCAACTGCAGTAGTGATTGCAGCAGCAACATCAGAATCCACACGATTCACATTCACAAAACCAAAAATCAAAGCAGTGCCATTGGCATTGCCATCAGTTACATCAACGTCATGCAGAACAACTGCATTCATTGCCGTAGTACCGTCAGCTTTAACAGCTACGGTCTGAAGATTCATCAAGTCAACCTTGATAGGGGTACCTGCCTTTACGATTTTCTTGTTGCCTACGGTAACACCAAGAGTTTGAGGCACGATACAACCAACAGAACTCTGAAGCTCAACATTAGCAAGAATCTGCTTAGTTGCAGTCAGAGTAGTCTTAGAAATACCACTACGATTCAGCATTCTTATATACCTCCATATTATTTGTTGTTGCCCCAGTAGCTGGACTTTTTACCAGTACCACGGCGCTGCGCAGCAAGACGAGCACCAAGACTTTTTTCTTCCTTGCCTTTATCTTCCTTAGAAGGCTTAATAGAAGAACCAGTCCCTTTCTGACCAATCTTACCTTTCCCTTTGTCTTTTCCACCCTTTTCATCGTCTTCGGATTCACCGAACCAAATAGGGTACTTAGTCTTAAACTCACCGATAATAGTCTTCAGGTCAGAATCTTCGGTCATCTTTGCAAGCGCAAGAGTAACTGCATCTTCTACATACTGAGTTTTTACACCCAACATCATAGCTTCGGCCTTGGCTTCTGCAACTTGAGCTCTCCGTTCGGCTTCGTTCATCTTTGTCTGATTTTCAGCATCCTTTTCGGCAGCCTTCTGCTCATCAGTCTTTTGACTTTCAATAAATGATTTAATCATTGCAATCATCTTTGAGTCCTTAGGGTCAATACCTAATTCCCTAAGAGCAGCATTACGACCTTGATTCTTTTCACGAGTCATCATCTTATTTACCTGCTCCTGGGTGAAAGTCTTGCTAGACTTACCTTTATCATCTCCACCTTTGTTCTCATCAAGTTCGTCATCTTTACCGGACTTTCCAGAATCATCCTTGTTGCTGTCCTGGTCTTCAACGTCTTCGTTCTCTTCAATTTCCTCATCAGTGAGGTTGTTCTTTGTTTCTTCAGTCATTTTAATTTCCTCCTGTTCCATGATTCTCATGGTAGATATTTGATAGTTTGTTCCTTGTGATTGTTTTCAGACGCCACAAAGGTAAACGTACCTGGGAATATCTTATTCACTTTATCTACGTATTCTTCAAGACGTTGTTTCTTTTTGAACACCATAGAATTTAGCATTCTTGCCATTTCCTGATTATTGCTACCATGGTTTCTTCGTATCCTCTTTTTTGTTTTCTCAAGGTCCTCCACTAATTCATAGTAACGTCTATCCTGAATGGATATACGGTAAATCTTATTACACTTTGGACATGCAAAATAAACCAGAGTAACCGGCACACCGTTCAATTCAACGATAGCCTCATGTATTCCCACAGCATCCAAGTAAAACTCATGTTTACACTCATCACACACGATTATTGCTTTTTCCTGACTCATACCGAAAACCTCAGCACAAAATCGGAATCCGTTTCGTTGTCGTGTAGCAACTTACCGGTATATTCTTTCATAAGATTCATCCTGTAGTCAGACAGGTTCTGTCGAGCTTTCTTGAATTTTGCTGATTGTTTTTGTGGAATTTCTTTGTCCTTTTTCTTTAACACAGCAAGCTTTACAAACTGTCTGGAAACTTCCTTAAGTTTATTAAGCGATGTTGCGTCATCAATTTGTACGTAATGGCGTCTGCCACACTTAGGACAATCGTAATATGTGAGAAATATTGATTGTCCATTTACATTGAACTCTTTCTTGTGGGTTATTGAATGTGCAGCTTCACCTGAAGCAATCTCAAACTTATGTTTGCAATCCTCACATTCAACCATCAAGGACATTCGTTCTCGATTGATTTCACTCATTGAATGTTCCTCCTTATCTTGTTTTGGTCTGCATAACCACTTGTTTATATTATACCACACAAAATTAGATTTGTAAATAGGAAAATACAAAATTTTTGAACTTTTCCAAATAAATTTTGACCTCAGAATCCAGCTGGTCAATCCATCTTTGCGGTATAGCATCATAACCGAATCTTGTTCCTGCAATGCTGCCAGTAATAGCAGCTATCGTGTCTGCATCACCACCATCATTTACGGCACCAACTATGGCTTTTTCAAATGACGATTTACTTGCCCAATATAATGAATTATTGAATGTATTCCTGATGTATCCAGAAGGCTCCAGAATTGATTTTACTTTATAGGTATATAAATTATTATATAATATATTCTGAATCAATCTGGTGTACTCCAGAATTATCTGGGAACATTCTAAATTATTATGGGTTAGTTTACCTTGCGCCACATTCAAGTCAGGTCTATTTATCAAGGCACATGGCATAGCTCTCATTAAACTACCATTGCCAAGAGCAGTATCATCTCTTTCAATGAAATGACCTGTTGACATTGCACAAACTATTCCTCTTGAACACTGACCACCTACATCCTTTGGTCCCATTCGATACCATTCAATGAAGTTACTCATGCAACATTCTTCGAATAGCTTGATGTTACCCATCAAGGCATCCATAACACAGATAGTCATTTGAGTATCATCAGTTACCTTACCGGCTTCAAGGTTTAGCCAACCACCACCAATGATGTCGGTCACCTGACCATATTGCTTTTTGATTTGCTCGCGATTCATGAACTCAGTGGTTGCACCCATTGCATCACCAATAGCAAATCCGTATATTGCACCTGCAATCTTATTCTTTATCGTACTCAGTACACTCACCCCCGTCAAGGACTTCATCAGGCTTTACTTCATACTTGGCACACTTAGATGTGTTGCAAGGCATTCCTTCGTCTTTGAAACGATTTCGGCAATCCTTACAAACCAGGTCATCATTTGTTACCAAATCAAAACTTAGCTTGTCTTTTTGGAACTTCTCATCAATAGCACTTAAATTTTTGTTTGCTGCCATAATAGCACCTCCTTTTACTTCCGTAGATATTATACCACATTATGATTGATTTGTACATAGGCTTTTGCAAATTTATTTCGGACCTTTTAAGTTTTTCAAAGTCATGTAGATTTTCTTTACATCACCATAACTATCAAACTCAACATCCTCAATAATATATTTGCCTCCTCTATTTATAAGAAGCTCTTTCTCACCGCGATGTCGTGATATAGTATCAACATACATTGCCTGGCTTCCTTTTGGAACCTTTACAACATATTCGATGTCTCCACTAAAGCCACCACCAGAAGCAGGGCTCGTTGACATGAATCCTTTGTCAGTAACAATGGCACCAATTAGCTTGTCCTTATTTACCTCTGAAATATCAACACCAAGCTCTTGCAACATATTATATCCGGAACCACGACGAACAATCGTTTCCTCCGGCAAGCTTGCCTTTTTAAGAGCTGCCGTAGCTTGCTTAATTTCGTCCGCATGTCTTGTAGACGATCTTTGGCCTCTCAAATATTCATTCATGTCAATGTAAGCCGAGCCAGTATAAACCTCTACACCATTTTGTTCTTCAGAAGAGATTGCTCTAAGCCAATCATCACACCAAGATTCCATTTCTCTAAGGTTATTGTTTCGAATAGCTTGACGCCAAGCAGCAGAATCAAACTGAGTACCAACAGTCTTTGTAGTACTTGCAACTTTCTTGGTAGTTGTCACGGTCTTCATAACGAAATTCTTATCGGTCAGATGCTGATTGTAGAATTTCATCAACTGCTGATAGGGATGTGGGTCAGACCAGCTTGTTCCCATACTCTTAAGAATTTCACTTGCCTGTTCATAGCTAACCTTATGAGACCAATCATCAAAATCATACGGCATCTTGTCCTTGGTAAATCCATACGGCTTAAGATATTTCTCTTGAGCATCACTAAATGCTTGAGTCTTTTTCTTTCCACCAAGATTAGAACCATCACCGTTGTAGATATTCTTTTCATACCATTCATTCCAAGTAAGACCTGACTGATTCTTAAGAGCTTTGGCTTCGGCTTTCTGAATCTGTGTCAGACTATTAAACCAAGAAGAAGGCGACTTGGACGACATACCATACTTGGCAATAAAGTCTTGAACTGTACTAATCTTGAAAGCTTGGTAACCAAAATTGCCTGCAAATTCATCAATCTCAGGATATGTCCCATCAGGGCTATTAAACCAATCTGCCAGTTGGTCAACCATATTATCTACAACAACAGGTTCCATAGTACACATTCCATTTGGATGGTCCATAGGAAGTTCTGTCTTCTTATAATGAACACCATCACGGTCCATACACAAAGGACAAGCTCGACTACCATTACTATGCCAGATATATTCCGTAATAAATGGATTTTTTTGAGTGGTTGCGATAAAGCTTTGCTGATAACCATGCTGAACTAAAGTCCTTGCCAATCGCTGAGCATTATAGTCAACTTGCTTTTTGTAAATCTTTACGCCATCTTTCATACGAAGATTCCAGGGAAGTCGAGCACTTGGTCTTACATAAGATTCCAAGTCCTTAGCAATCTCATAAATGGGCTTATTCTCAGCTAGACCTTTTGCCATAACCTTGTAGATGTCTTTAAGTGTTTGTTCATTGTCACCCCAGATTCTAGAGCTCAAACTCCAACCACTGTCATAAATTTGCCCGGTTACCAGATTCTGCACAATCTCATGCGGTACATAACTGAATGCTGCATTCAAACCAGCAGAAGAAAAACCAAAGCTTTCTAGCCACTTAACATTATCTGATACAACTGCATCAGCAACAGTGTAAATATTCGACTTAATCTTTTTGTAAATCTCATTAGAAACTTCCTGACTTGTGGCTCTTAATTGCTTCTGTAGTTCTCTGTAATATCGCTCAGACACTGGAGCACTTGCAGTGGATTTGTGAGAGTAGTATTTAGCTCTCTCACCAATCTCATCTGCCCAATCTTCGTAGAGCTTTGCAATCTCTTTTTGCTGAGATGCCATAATAGCAGCTTTAGCCGCTTCAGCATCCTTAAAAATCAAGCTAGCCATTATGGCATCTCCTTTCTTAAATCATATCGTCATCATCTGCTGGTTCATCAACCAGCTCATCAACAGGGTCATCCTCATCGGTAGGCTCATCCTGATTTCCTGTACCGCCAGAAGGATACGGCTCAGTATTGCCACTAACTGCAAATGAACTTTCCTCAAGCATCTGCCTTTCGAGTGCAATCTGTTCAAGCTCCTCCTGAACCTCATCATCAGTAAGACCTCTCCACTTCTTCATATAAGCTTTACGGCTCATAGTCTTAGATTCAACCTCAGCCAAGTCCATGTTCTTTTCCTCGATTTCATCTTCAGGAATAGGAAGGTTACCAACAATAGAAATTTCGTATGCAACAGGACTAATTACATCATCTGTGTATTTCTCAATGCAGTTTGGGTAAACCATTGCACCTTGCAGAATAATGTCAACCATGTTTCTGAGATGTGGTCCCCACATCTTCATTTTCTCTTTACACCTTACAATCAGTGGCCAGTAAATCGCTTTAAGTGCCTTGCCACTTGTGATTGTAGCTTGCACCTCTTCAATGTCAGGCATGTCAACCTGATTGTAAGCTGATTTCTTTATTCGCTTAAGTGTAGTGTCAAGAGAGGCACTATAGTTCATACTTGGCTCAAGCAAACCAACTTGCGGATGTGCATTGTCCAAGTTCTGGTCTGAACCCAAATCCCAGAAAGCACCAGCTGCAGTGGAAAGATTCTTAGTAGAATTTGATTCCATATCCACAGTATACTTTGTAGGATTCATTGATTTTCTCTGAGCATCAATATCTGCATTGGACAGCTTACTATACCAAGATTCTTCATCTTGCAGAATTTCAATTTCAGATTCACCTTTATCCTCACCAGACAGACCATCGTTGATGAAGATACTTACTGGAATCATAGGCATTAAGGTTGGCTGATATTCAGTCACAACCTCCAATTCCTTTCCGGCTCCATCATAAAGCACTTCTTCCAAATACACCACATCATCGATAAGCTCAAACTTCTTTTTGAAAATTCGCTTCTCGCTTAATGTAATACTGTCCTTTACAATAATGAAACACACAAACTTGGTTATTATATTCGGATTGCCTATTTTTGTGTCATAAATAAACTGAGTAGAAGGAAGGAACGTAACTGTCACTCCATCCTCCTCATTGAAATTTACCAGACCAGCAACTCGCTTACCAATGAAACAATCTTTAGCTGCTTTAATAAGGGCTTCCTCAAAATTATTGGCATCCAAAATCGTTTTAACCAAGTCATTCATGATTGTCAATGCATTCTTTACATCTTCAGTAATCTTACCAATGTCGCCTTTCGGCTCAACCGTAATGTCAGGCGGCTCAGCGAAGAGGAACCTCGCTTCTTTATTGATAAGAGATGCAGCCATCTTATAATTAAGCTTGGCAGGCACATAGTCGCCGTTCGTACCCTCAACAGTAAAACTTGCACCTTTCTTATACATTTTATAATACTTACAGATTTGTGTCAGCTCGTCCAAAATATCTTTTGCTGCACCTGAAGCTTCTGCATTTATCAATGCATAAGGAATACGGTTGAAAGCTGTCAAGACTTCAGTACTATTTTCGGCCTTAATGGCCTTAGCCTCTTCACTAGCCATCTTCCATTACCTCCTTATTTTACTCTAAGTTTCTGTCCAATGTAAATCAAGTTCGGATTTGAAATATTATTCCACTTCGCGATCTGACTTATAGTAGTTCCATATTTATTAGCAATCTTAGAAAGGGTATCACCTTTCTTAACTGTATAATATACAGCAGATGATGAACTTGTTCTCCTACATAACTCATTTACCTTTGCTTGAACTTTTGCGTAGTCATAACCAGCTTTTGTAAGAACTGTCTTTCGAGCATTTCCATTGCCCCACTTACCAGCAAGCACTTCTCGTGCTATTTCATCAATAGATTTAGTATGAGTAGTTTTGCTACCACCAAGAAGCTCATTAACTCTATTCTGAACAGCACTGTAATTATAGCCTGCAGCAGTCAGTCTTTTCTTACGGTCATCTCCATTACCCCAAAATCCATTAATGACCTCTTTAGCAATCTCGTCCACAGTCTTAGCTTTAGTTGCAGTCTCATTCTTTCCATCATCATTAGAAAGCATACTCTCTTCGTAAAGAATGTCCATATCAACATTACCATTGATTCCACTTACCTTACCTGTACTACTTGTTTGCTGAATTGCACATTCAACATTAGGCCCACCAGTATAATCTGCCAACCAAAGATTCTTACGATACTCAGAAAGCTGAGCCCAATCGTAATAATTCTTATAGTAATCAAGATTCGAATAGATACCAAGTTTCTTGCAACCAGCTGCTTTAAGAGTATCAAGAAACTCTTTAGTATACTGAGTACATAATGCTTTAGTAACCTTAATACCTGCTTTAGTCCATGTATCATACTCAAGGTCTGCAAAAATCCAAATATTAGTTGGGTCAAGACCTGCAGCTTTTATATTAGCAATACAAGCATTTGCATTCTCAGTGGGCGTTACACCATCTATATAAATGAAATGATACACACCAAGAATAGGAATGCCTGCAGCTTTAGCTCTTTTAACATACTCAATAAACTGACTATCAATAGCTTGTCTATAACCTTCCCTAAAGATACAAAACTGAATACCATCAGCTTTTACTTTATTGAAATCAACTGAGCTTTGCCATTTTGAGATATCGATTCCTTTCTTACTCATTACTTTCAACCTCCTTTACTTTTCTTGATACATTTCTTAGTGCTACCATATTTAGCCATATTATTCATCTTCCTTTACTTCAGGAATACCAGCAATACTGGTCAAGATACTTACTATACCAGCAAGTAAGCTAGCACTACCAACCATTACCCAATTCACTTCGCCCATGGTAGCAGAAGCACCAATAGTAGCAATTGCAGTCTGAGCAACAGTTTTAATAGCTCTTACTCCTGCAGCTTTAATCCATTTAACAGTATCAACATCCTGTTTGAATACACAATTCTTAAACATACCCATTTCCTCCTTTTGCTTTTTGTTTAATTGCCATTGTCTGAGATACTCCATTTGTTCCTCATCATCATATTTTGTGTTCATTGTGCACCTCATCACTTTTAACCAGCCTTACTATTGAAGTCCTTATCTTTAACATCAGCAACTGTCACTGTATCAAGTGCATACCAGATAGCTGAGAAAGAATGTGGGTCAATATTGAACTGGTCATAGATAACGTTTCCTTTTGCATCTTTCTTATAAGTCAAGTCCTTTAACTCTCTTATGACATTCTTGCACTTAGGACTTACTACAATCTTTTTGAATCGTTTTACCTTCCTTGTATTAGACAACCTTGAACCCGCAAACTTATTTCTACAACCACGAATCCTGAACCCGTTTTGCCTATAGTAAGTAATTGCTTTAGGGTCCTCGTTATCTGCTACAATCATTTTGTTATAACCTGCATTATTCAAATCGTTTAATCTTCGTCTTAACTTTTGCATCTCTGGTTGATTTGCAAACACATCATCTGTCACATGATTCATGTAGATTTCATCCCATATATACAAAATACTGTTTTTCAAATCCACACTCATACTGATGACAGCATTGTATGACTCTTCAAAACCAAAGTCAAAACCAAAGTACTGATTCTCAGGACCAAGTCTTTCAATGGCTTGCTTAAACTTAGCTTTATCTTTTGCAACTAAGAACTGTGGTAATACTCTTGTACCGGTTGCACCAAATCTTCCCCAACGAGCTACCATATACAATGGATAATCATAGTTCTTAAGGTCATCTAGTCGTTTCAAATACTGCCAAGGTAACCAAGGATTGTCATCCGGTGTGCTGTGATGAAAGTATGTACCATTATGTATTATGCATCTCTTCTCATAGAACTTCTTCTCATCAACCATTATATGTTCTTGGCCTTCATCATCTAGTCTTACAAAGAAATGTCTATACACCCAATTGTCTCTTCCGACAGGGTTGCAGCTTAAGATAAAGTGCATGCTTACGTTTGGAGTACGAATACGGCCAAGTATTTCTTTATAGCCTTCATACTTAATTTCACTACACTCTTCCAACCAGACAATAGAAACACCATTGATAGACTTTACCTTTTCAGGCTTGTCCATTCCTTTGAAAATTATCTGACTACCATTCTTGAACCTGAACCTTAATGGGCTCTTAAGTGCCAAGACTCTGTTTTGTCTTCGCTTAAATTCTTTAGGGTCAGTAGTCAATAAACCCATGTCATCAAGTATCTCACAAATCAAATCATAACAAGATTCTTGAATAGTATCAAACACTTCTCTGACAACCAATGCTTTACGTTTTTCCTCAAGCAACTTTAAGATTATTTTGAATGCAATATGATATGACTTACCTGAACCATACCCACCAATAAGTAAGTATTTCTCATAGTCCCAATCAAATAGAAAGTCCTCAAATGCTGGGCTGACTGCTTTTGTAATCTTCATAACTTAGCCCTCCCATTCTTCATCTTCATCTTCCCAATCATCAGGCCAATGGTCCAAATCTTCATCATTTGCTTCAAATTCTACTTTAGTTGCCATGTTTGAAGTACTTTGCTCAGTTGCTTGAGCTTTTCGCTTAGCTGCAGCTGTTATTTCTTCTTCTGTCATACTTCTAATTTCAATCGACTGATTCACTTCATCTTGCCACTCTTTATCTTCTGCTGTTTCATCTTGCTGAGCTTTAGTCGACTGACTTGTGCTTGCCCTTGTTACTGTCACTTGAATCTTTGTATCTTCATCACCTAATTCAATAAGGTTGTCTCTATTCTTCTTCCACTTATTAGGAAGTCTGTTATACAACCAACATTGAATAGCTGATACATTAGGTGCTTGTTCTTTATCTGTCACCTCTTTAACTGTCTCAACTACTTTACCATAACGCATTGTAGTAGTGACCTTTACTTCTTTTGTCTTATACCCTAAAGCAGACTTAAGTAATGCATTTTCTACTTTATAGTCAATGATTTCTCGGCCTTTCTTAAGAGCATTATCAATGTCAGGATATTGAGCTCTCCACATTCTAAGTGTAGAAATTGAAATGCCAATTCGATTTGCAATATCTTGAAACGTGTAACCGTCTCTTGCCCAGCATTCCAACAGCATCAGATTGTCTTCTTCTAACCACTCTGCAGCAATGCATTTATTTTTTGTTTTCTTATCTGACGCCATTGTGTTGCATTCTCCTTTCCTCCAAAATAGAACAAAGCCTGGAATATCTCATCCAAGCTCGTTTGTCTAAAACTCTTTGTTCTTTAAGAACATGTATTCCTTAATGGTCATGCTCTGTTTTTTTCTTTTTCTTTATTAACATTAGCAATTTGCAATTGCGTTAGACATTTTACGAAGATAGAAACCATCTACATTAATTGCAACGTAACCATAATTAGTAAGTCTTTCAACAATTTCTTTTTTCTGCTTTCTAGACATTGTATCAAAGTCCATTTCTTTTGCTCTTTTGATTTCTCTCTCTTCAGATTTAAGATAATCAATAAGACGCTTAAGCTCATATTCACTAGCTTCATACCACTTGAAATTGTTTTTGAAATTTTCAACAACCTGTTCAGCATACTCAATTTCATTTACAAGAGCAGTTTTAGCTTTAGTCATATCGATTTCTTCATTCATTGCAGCTTTATTCATTTCAGCTACCTTAGCAAGAATAGCTTCAATATTTTCAACTAATTCATCAATATCAAATTCAGAAACACCATTGAATTTATCGCACAGCTTATATTCTTCAGTCTGCATCCATTCTCTGTAAGTAAACTCATTTTCAAAATAACCAACACGAATGCTAAGATAAGTAGTATTGTCTGCTCTCAAAGTTGTGATAGGCATTCCTTTATAAGAAAAACCTCTGAAGCGATTACCATCATCGGTGAAGTCAAGGTCTTCTCTTCTAACAAAACCTTCGAATTTACGGATATTAGCAACTGAAAGATTTTTAACGATTTTCATAATTTGTTCTCCTTAACATTCATTTTATTTGGTTGAGGTGTTATTCCTTAACCTTGATTAAATTATACTACAATCAAATAGGTTTGTACACCTTTTCTTAAAAGTTTTTGAAGATTTTTCAATTTTATTTTATCAGCATCAGGCTGGTTTATTTTAAGACCATTCCAGAAGGTCACCAGATAACCCAGAATGAATCCGATTTATTTTATATAGATTTATATTAAACATCCAATAAAGTTAACCAGAAGTCATTCTGGATTATCCTGGGAGTATCTTATAATTATTTAATTATTTTTATTTATAAAATCTTAATCCGTCTGATTCGTATAGAAACTCAAGATTCCTATTATGCCAATTGTCTTCATCAGCACATGATTCAAAATAGAGTGCACCATCACTATAATCATACTTAGCTTCATTAGCTATCTTTACAGCCTCATAGTAAGCTTCTTCCTTTTCAGCAATTACTACTCTTGGCATATTGCATAGTGCTATAATCATTATAATAGTAATAATAATTATATGCCATATCATATTCTTGCACATTACCCTTTCAAGATTTCTTTGCTGAATGCGTCTTTGCTTGATATATTGTGACTTTTTCATGTTGTTCCTCCGTTCCTCTTAACACTTAAACCTTAACTGAAAACCAGTTGTGATAGGACACTCATCACAGATGCCATACTCACATGAAATTCCTTCTTCTGAACACTTACGTAATATCTCAATGTCCTGTTTGAATCTCTCAAGCTTTTCTGCATCTTCTTTCTGAGCTGCCAATTCCTCTTCTGCCATCTTAGCTTCTAGTTCTCTTTGCTTCTGCAACTTCTTGGCTTCTGCCTGCTTCTTGCTGATAATCATCAATTGCTTCCAGTATTTCTGCATTTTGTTACGTGATTTAGCAAGTTCCCCTTTTGTTAGTGCCTTATTGGCTTTTATCTTTCTTGCAATGTCTCCCATCTCTTTGGCATCGATTTTGCTGAAGCCAATGCAATTGTCCTCAATACTTTCACCTTTGTCTTTTTCTTCAGGTGTTTGATTGTTGTATACTAACACAATAGCTCTGAGTAATGCTTTGTCGTTAGTCTTTAACAAGTCTTTAAGATATGCTTCCCATTGTTTTTGACTGGTAAAGTATTCCCATGCCGCCATTTGATTTCCTCCTTTACTTTTATAGTATATCACCAG